TTTATTCAATAATATAGATTAAAATAAATATGTCGAATTCTAAATTTAGTATAAATAATCTAGTCTCAGTTATGGGTGAGGTTAAAGTTTCAATCAAAGACCCGACAAAAGGTATTATTGAAGATTTCGAAATCGAAATTGAGGATGATGGTTTTGATTGGTCTCCAGTTATTATCATTGATAAAAAATTAGTTAAAGAAACTTGGCTTTACCACGTAGCCTGCCCTTTGTATAAGTATGAAACTGTTTATTATCTTATTGATGTACCGGAAAAATTTATCACAAAATATGAGAGTACTTTATCAGAAAAAGATAAAAGTAATATCTGTTATTTTTTTATAAAATAATTTTTTTCTATTTTATTATAATGAATTCTATAGAAAAATATTATGAAGAAAGAAAAGAATATAATTATTACAAAAAAGTTAATGAAATATTAAGTAAATTACAATTTACAAGTATTATAGATATTGGTGGTAGAAAGTCACCTATATTAGAAAAAATAAATAATAATATTTACAAATCTTTATTAGATATTTCAAAAATAAATAATGATGATAAAAATATTAATTATATAACTGCAGACTTTTATAAATGGGTTCCAGATAAGAAATATGATGTTGTTTTATGTTTACAAGTTTTAGAACACTTAGAAAAACCCACTGAATTTGCACAAAAATTATTTGATACAGGTAACAAAGTCATTATTTCTTTACCATATAAATGGGCAAAAGGATTTTGTGTTCATCATATTCAAGACCCTGTAGATGAAAAATTAATTAAACAATGGACAAATAGAAATCCACTTGAAACTTATATCATAGAAGATAATGGAGTTAAAAGAATAATTTGTGTTTATTAATATATTTACATTCATAATAAATATAATCTAATTTATTATAAATGGTTAAATTTGATGATTTTACAGTTAAGTATTTAAAATTATTTTATAATAAAAGAGAACCAATATTATTTCCAGATTTAAAAAATTTGAGAACATTAATAAAGAACTCATTTAATAAAAAATTAAAATTTGATATAGATGATTATGAAATACCTTTAAAAAAAATAGAAAAATTAGCAGATACTCAATGGGTTGATAAAGATATGTTAAATAATTTAGATTCATTAAAAAGTAATAAAAAAATTATGTGGACATATAGAAAAATAAATCATACAATTTATATAAAATCAACAAAAGATAAATTTAAAAGTTTTAAAAATAGACTTCATATTCTTATAAATTGTTTAAATTATATATATGATAAAAAACCTATCAAAGAAGAAAGGCCCTTGAATATGTATTTAATATTAACTCCGTTAAAGAAAATAGCTAATAATATAATTATTGGTCCTAAAAATATAAATAGCGGTTATACAGATTTTATTAGTAATGAAATTTTAATATGGAGAGAAGAAGAATTTGAGAAAGTTATATTCCACGAAATGGTTCATTATATGGATTTAGATGTAAGAAATATGTCATTTAGTGATGATGAATTACCTCATATAATAGATGGCCCTAAAAGTTATTATGAAGCTTTTACTGATGTTTGGGGTGTAACCTATTACTTAGTTTATTTATCTATTGTAACAAACAAATCAATAAATAGTCTATTTGAAATAGAATATCAATTTATGAAAAATCAAGCCCATTTTTTTAATGACTTTTTTGGTCTAAAAAATTGGGGTAATAAAAAAGAAATTAAACAAACTAGCCCTGCATTCACATATTTTATAATTAAATTTTTACTATTTAAAACTATAGTTGAAACTAATGATATATCATTAATGGAAAAACCAAAAGAAGCATTATCAAAAATTTTTGATAATGGATTTAAGCAGGAAAAATATGAAAATTTAAATTCTGCTAGAATGACTTTGTTGCAATTATATTGAATTAGATAAAATAAATTTTTATTTTGATAATATATTAGCTTCAAGAGCTCTATTATCCTTTATTCTTAGGATAAATTTTCTTTTTTTCATTTTAATATAAGAATTCTTTTTTCATTTACTAGATCTCTTATATTTTTACAGTTTTTTTTATATCTCTTATTTTTTTGAGTTCTTTATTTTTTTATAATTGAATGGTATTAGTGTCTTTTGGAAATGCTTCCTTGTAAAAATCTGCCAGGAAAGATTGGAATCCAGTGAATTCAATCACACAACCCTTATCTTTACCAAGAGCTTTAGAAGCTTTCGCATCTAATGTTGTGGTTTGACCTTCTTTCAACCCTTCAGATTTGAATTTGTCATTTAACATACTCATTACTTTAGGACGAGACATTTTAATATCATCTTCCAATCCTAGATATTTAATAAGTTTAGGAGGTACAGGCATTGGTTTATTAAAACCTCCATCCCTATTTCCTTGGCGTGTGGGTCTTGTATTTAGTGCTTTCTTAATTTCGTCCTCATGGGTCTTACCCATTTGACTATAGATTTTAGCTCTCTCCCTTTCAAGTCCGAGCCGTTTCTTTTCTTTTTCCTTGAGTGTCTTTTCAACCTCGTTAATTTCATTCTCAGTAGTCTTAATATCCGCAGAAATCTTCTCAAATTCAGAAGCTAGTTCTTGAAAAGTTTTCTTTTGTTTCTTTTCTTTTCCTTTCTTGTCACCATCCTCTTGTTCATCATCGGATTCATCCTCGTCATCCTCACTTTCGTGTTCAATTTCAATAACTTTCTTTATCATAGTTTTCTTAACTTCTTTTAGATTTTTAACCTCTTTATCGTTTTCTTTAAGATTTTTATCATCTTTTTCTTTAGCATCCTTTGTTTCTTTGATTTCTTTAGTTTTATTTTCTTTAGTTACTTTAGTATTAGAATCTTTTGACTCATTTGTTTTCGAGTCTGTAATTTCTTTTTTAGAAGGCATTAAACAATAGATTTTAACTTCAATTAAAGTTTTAATCAATTTTTTTAAATAAAGGATACAAGTATCTTACTTGTACTTTTATTAAAATCTTTTATTTTATTTTGAATTATTATTGGTTTTTTAAATGTTTCTAATTGTTTTTTCTCTATGATTTTTGTTGGTTTTTTAATACATTTCTTTACATTTCGATTCTTTTTATTCATATCATTATATACATCATTTTTCTTTTCTAATAAATAATCAAATATTTTCTTAGAAATGAACCATCTAAAAAAATTCAATTGTCCTATTGTAGTTATTATACAGGTATCGTTCATAAAAAAAGGAATTCTATCACCTCTACTAAAAGGATCAAAATGTGTTTTTTGATAATGTTTTAATTGACTTTTATAATCAAAATGAACATTGAAACAAACTTCTTTATTGTTTTCTAAAATTTTATATAAACATTTATTATATTTAGAATATTTTGTTACAAAATAATCTATTAATCTAATAGAAATTTCACAATCACCTGAAATTATACTAATAAATTTTTCAGCATTTTCCATATCATCATAGAAATCATCATTTCCTTTTAATCTAACTAATTCTTGAGATGTTAATTGAATTATTTTTAACATTTCTAAATTTAGAGTACGAGCTTCTGAAGAGTTTTTATCTATTTTTGACAACTCGAAATGTGAATTTTTTTCACAATCGTTCATGTATTGAAATAAATACTTGAAAATTCTTTATAAAGATTTTCGTAAAATTTTATTCAGAAGATTCAGAAGAAGATGAATCTGTTAATCTTATTTTTTCACTTGAAGTTGAACTAGAATTTCTTTTAGGGGAAAGTTTTTCACTAATATTTTCTGGAGAATTTTCTTGTCTATTATTTTTTTCTTCTATTTTTTCTTCTATTTTATTTTCTTTTTTATCTTCTATTTTATCTCTCTCTTCGGTTAGTGTTAATTTCCTTCTATCATCTTCTGAATTTGTAGAAGATGATGAGCTTGAACTTAATCTAGTTTTATTTATAATATCTACTTTCTTTGAAGTTAAATTATCAGAAGAACTTGAAGTCGAACTTGAACTCGAATCTGTAAATTTTTTATTTTGAGATACCATTTTAATTTGACTAGATGTTAAGTTATCACTTATAATTTTACCTGCACTTTTTAAAAACAAACCGTTTAATTCAGAATCAGGAATATCTAATTCTCCTTTATCTGAATCAGAATCTTCTAAAAATTTATAATTATAATTTACAATTTGTTTTTCTCTGAAAGATAAAATAATTGGTCTCAAAAACACATAAAAACTATTGTTTTGATAATTAATTACAATTGCATAAATTTCCAATAACATTTTACACCAAGAATTATTAGGAATATCTTTAATTTGAATTCTCTTCTTATTTTCAATTTGTAGTAAGGTTTCAAAATCAACATTTTTGATAATTTTTAATCGTAATATTCCATCTTTATATGTGTCAGACTCCTTGATTATTTTTTTATATCTAATTGAATCCTTATTATTAACTTCATCAAACCATAATTTAGAATTATTTTTAGCATCACTTATAACTTTTCTATCTAAATCTTCAAAAAAATTAATTAATAATTCATTTTTATTTTTTTCTTGAGTAATTAAAGGAATTTCTAATTCATGATAATCATCATTAATCTTATACGCTTCATTGACATTTAATATTGTTGGACATTGTATTACAAATGGATTTTGTTTATGTTTCTCTTGATATTTAATAAAAATTATCTTTTTACTTTCTGATGTTTTTACTTTATTATAAACTATATTATCAAAATCTATTTGATGAATTCTATAGGGTTCTTGAAAATTCATATTAATAATTATAAAAGAATTACTTTTAAATCAAATTTTATGCGTGAGCAGATTTACCACCTTTACCACCCCGAGTTGCTTTAACCACTGGTTTAGTGGTTTTAGGAGCAGGTTTATCTTCCTCTTCAGAATCATCATCATCTGATTCTACTTTCTTAGCAACCTGTTTGCCTTTTACTACAGGTTTGTCATCTTCAGATTCTTCATCAGATTCAACTTTCTTTGCTACCTGTTTCCCTTTCACTACAGGTTTGTCATCTTCAGAATCTTCATCAGAATCATTGTCGGATTCTACGTTTGCTACTGTTTTCTTGGTAACAACTTTAGTTCCTTTCTCTTCGTCAGTTTCAAGGAATGCATCTGAGTTCATAAATTCTTTGTACATATTATTATTCTTATTAGAAGGTTCAACTTCTGCTTTTATAATCTTAAAAATCACACCCCATTGAGGATCTTTCTTAGTTAAAGGTTGTGCCCAGAATTTTACACACCGTGCAATAGGTCTGAAATTAGAAAGGTAAGAAACTTTGCTTGCAAATTCATCAAGAGTTTTAATATCATCAACTTTAGAGCGTTGTCTCTTACCATCTACTAATACAGAATTAAAGAGAATAGTAGAAATATTACCTGTAGCGTAATCAGTCGCTATTTTAAGTTTCATATAAGGTAGGCGGGGTTTTACGTTTTCATTTTCATTTTTAGGTTTATCCTCATCTTCTTCAGGTTCACTAGGTTCGCGGAAAATAGGAGTGTACTTGTATTTATTCCATTTTTTACCTAGTAATTCTTCTGCAAATTTAGGAGATGAAAAATGTTCATCCATCTTTTTTATGATTTCAATTAGTTTAGCACTTTCATTCACAGAAGCGTCTAACGGTAATTTTACAAAAGTTCTGTCAGAATCATTTTTAAAATATTTTCCTGCCCGAGGAATTCCATAACTCGAGAGTTTAATCCAGGGAAATTGAATTATTAAAGCTTGGCTGTCACCATTTGTAGGGTGATCATAACGGGGATATGCTATTTTTTGCCCCTGAGAACGTTCATTATCTTCTAGTGGTGTTGAAGTGATTCGCAATGCTTCTACATCGCTATATAAGATGGTCATTTCGTTGGCTTGTTTTGACATAATGTTAAATTTACAAACATTTGGTTGCAAGATGTATATTAATCAATTTTTTCATATAATCAATATTTCTATTTATATTATAATGCACTTGACGGTACTTTAAGCACTAGACGGTACTTTAAGCACTAGACGGTACATTAAGCACTAGACGGTACCGTCAAGTACTTGACGCTAGCGTTTTGTACGAAGATTAAGCGTAGCTTAACTTAGGTACAAAACGGTACATCTATTGGTTTTTGGTTATATTCAAAAAAATCACAATTTGGTTTAATATTTAATATTGTATATTTATGATAAATAATGCTTCGTATAGTTTCTAAATAATTATATTTATTTTTACCAAATAATTTTTCACCATCGTTGTCTAATAAGATTAAAATATTTTTATGAAATATTTTAGGATTGGAATTAATATTATTATGTTCATTGCTATCTAAATTTTTTGATTTTTGAATTAAAATATTATCAATTTCTTTGAATGTATAAAATTTATCATTTATATTTAAATATTTTAATAATTCGTAAGAAAACTTGTATGTTTTTTTACTTGATAATTGAGTCATATTACATAAATTTAAATGTTATAAGATAAATAACTCAATTTTTTGGCGAACCACTCTAAATATATATTTAAAGAAACATATTATTAATTAATATGGAAAAACAAAAAGACTTTGAAGGTTTAAATTTAAATGAATTTTTAATTAAAAGTGTATATTTATATGGTTTTACAAAACCATCACCTATTCAGATTAAAGGTATAGAATCAATAAATACAGGTAAAGACTGTTTACTTCAATCCCAATCAGGTACAGGTAAAACTGCAACATATTTATTGGGTGTTTTAAATAGAATTGAAGAAAACGACAAACAACAAGCATTAATAATTTCTCCAACAAGAGAATTAGGAAATCAAATTTATGACGTAGCAATACAATTATCAAAAATGACAAAAATTAAAATTGAAAAATGTTTAGGAGGTACAAATATTAGAGAAAGTAAAGATGATTTAAAAAAAACAAATGTAATAATAGGTACTTTAGGTAGATTACATCATATGATTACAGATAAAATTATTAATTTACATAATTTAAAAATATTAGTAATGGATGAAGCTGATGATTTATTAACAGATGGTATTACTGATAAATTAAATTTTATTTTGGATAAGGTACCAACTGGTATACAAACAATATTAATATCTGCAACAATTAATTCAAATCTATTTAATTTGAGTAAAAAAATTTTACACGACCCCTTAAAAATTTTATTAAAAAATTCTGAAATAGTAGTTGATTTAATTAGTCAATTTTATTTAGATGTCGAATCGGAAGATTTAAAATTCGAAACATTATTAGATTTATATAATTTATTATCAACATCCCAAGTGATTATATTTTGCAACACCGTTAAGAAAGTAGATTGGTTAAAAGAAAACTTGGAAAAAAATAATTTTACAATTACTTGCATTCATAGTAAAATGGATCAAAGCCAAAGAGATAATATTATGGATGAATTTAGAGATGGTAAAACAAGACTTTTATTGACTACTGATTTACTTGCAAGAGGAATTGATATTCCACAAGTAAATTTAGTTGTTAACTATGATTTACCACCTAGTAAAGAAACTTACATTCATCGTATTGGTAGATGCGGTAGATTTGGCAAGAAAGGTATTTCGATTTCTATGGTTAAATCTGATGACCAATCTGATATCAAAACATTACAAAAAATGAAACAAATTTATAAATTAGAAATTAAAGAAATGCCCAATGATATTGAAAAATACTTAAATTAATTTAATATTATATTTTTTTTGACTTAAAAAATAAAAATATAATATCAGTAATGAAGATTGCTATATTTAATGGATTTAATTTCCATTTTGAAATGTTTGGTTATATTATAGAATATTGTTTATTAAAAAATATTAAATTAGACATATTTACTCAACTCGAATTAGATTTGGGATGGTTAAGCTTTTATCAAAAATTTTTAATAAAAAATAATAAAGATATTTCAATTAAAAATGTTAAAGAATATCCTGTTAATAATGATTACGACCATATTATTTTAACTACAGATGATGATAGATTTTTCCCAGATATGTTAATAAATGAAAAATTTATATGTATTGACCATTATCACAAAATAAGAAGATTCAGTGTTCCCTATCATATAACAACACGAAAGTTTCCTTCAAGAAAATTTGGTGATTGGGCATTACCAGTTTATAAAATAACCGATATTTCTGAAAAAAATTCAAAGTCAAAAAAACAAGTAGTTTGTTTAGGTAGATTTTGTCCAAAAAATATGAACGAGTTTTCTTCATATTTTGGTAACGATTTTGAAAATATAAATTTTCACTTTGTTGATAGACACATCGAATCAAAATTAGCAAACTATAAAACATATAAAAATGTAACTTGTTATAATAAATTAGAAACACAAGAATTAATTAATTTATTCATTTCATCTGATTATATTTTTATAACTGAAGATAATAAAGACCATATTAATGAAAGTATGAGTGCTGCTGTTCCTTTAGCATTAAATTGTTTATGCCAATTAATAATGCCACAAAAAATGAAAGATAGTTATGGTTTTAAATCTGTAATCGGTTATGAAAAAGGTTCTATATTAAAATTGGATAAACCAGACTTTGAATTGATAAATGAAGAATTAAATGAATTAATAAATCATAAAATTAATATTTTTGATAAATATTTAACAAATGAAAAAAAATATAACTTTGTTCCTTTTATGATTGTATATAAAAATTCTGAATTAAGATTAAATAACTTTTTAAAAATTAAAGAAACAATTGAAAATTTACAAATGTTTGAAGCAATTGATACAATTAATAATTATCCAATGTTTGAAAAGAAAAGCTTAGAAGAAAAACTGTTTCATCCTAAATACTTGTTATATTGTAGAAATTTTAGAGGAAAATTAGGTTGTTCTATGTCACATATTTACTTATGGAATAAATTTTTAAGAACTTCAAATCAAGATTGGTTATTAGTATTAGAAGATGATATAGGCTTGAATAACTATAATGATAATTTTTTTAATAAATTAGTTGAAAATGCAACAAAATTAAATTCAAACTATATACAATTATTTACTAATAATAAATACATTAATGAACAATCTAAAAAAGAAAATAAAATAATAGATATAAGTAATGGTGACTCTGTTTATACTTTATATAAAATGATAAAACAATGGGGTGGACTAGCTTATATGATAAATAAGAAAGGTATTGAATTATTATTATCAAAGTTACCTTATGATGATAATAATGATGTAATTATATCGAAATATATTAATGAATTAAATTCTATATGTTTAATAAATAATTTAATTATAAATAAAGGTGCAGATGATGCAAAAGATACCAAATCAGAATTTGGTAGTTTATTATGGAATTATGAAGGCATAAAGAAGTTAGCTTGATTAATACCATATTGTAATATATCTTTTAAGATGGAATCTTCTTCTAGTGGCATATATGTAATACGACCACCAGATTCATCGGATGTATATTCTGAATTTTCTAATTTATTAGTATCTAACATAATATCAAATGAACCAGTTCCTCCAGGAATTACTCTACCCAACATTACATTTGATGATACTGATTTTAGAGTATCTTTTTCGTTAAAAATAGCAGCATTAATAAAATGGTCCATTGTTTGTTCAAATGATGCACGTGCACAAGGGTCGGATTCTAGTTTACTTAAACCGTGTCTGTCAATAGATGTAATATCACCATTGTGAGTCATCATATCAACTAATAATGATAAGTGAGTATTGTTTAATTTATCACCTAATACTTTCATATATTCTGACATTAAAATCTGTCTTGTGGCTTCAATACCATAATTTCTATAAACAGTAAAAATATCATTTATTAACACTCTGTCTTGATTAATTCCTTTCATATATTTAATTTTTTCTAAATTGATACCAGAAGTTGTTACTACAAATTCTTTTTCTACTTTAATACCACCATTTTCTTCTTTGAAATTCATTACACGTTGTTCTTCCATATTTATATCTTCAATACCATCAATACCTTTTAGAGTGATATTATTTAATACAATATTCAAGAAATCAACTAAAATTTGGTAATTAAAAGTAGACATAGAAAATCTTATGTGAATAATTTGTTCCTTATCAGCTGTACTATTACTTAAAATAGCACATCTACTTATTCTTCCAAAAATGTCTTTTTCATTTCTCTTCATGGTCTTAACATTTGTAAAATTTTTATACCAGTAAGAAACAAATTTTGTCTTAATATCTAGTAAAGTAGTTTCTTTATCTAACATCTTTTCCAAATTCATTTTTATACGGAATACGAAAGGTAAAGAAGTTAATTCAGCTTTTTGGTTATTGATAAAGAATGGAGTAGATACATTATCTGCTACTAATTTTTTATCGACTCCTACATTATAATAAATTTCTGCACTATCAATTAATTGTTTAATTGATAAGAATTTAAAATATGATGCTATTTTATTTACTGCATTTCTATCACTTCTTATTTCATTATTAAAATATACAGTAATTTGAGGAGTTTTAATATCTTTACTGAAAGACAAAAGTTCTAAGATACGGGGCACACCAGATACAGCACCTGATTTAGATGCTACACCAGCAAAGTGTTTAGTGTTCAAGTTTAATTGTGTAGTTGGTTCACCAATAGATTGAGCAGCTAATATACCAACCATTTCACCTGGTTCAGCAATTGCTTTTACAAAACTTAATTTAATTTCTTTCCATAAATTTTCTAGTTTTTCTTTGGTTAAACCATAGCTAAAAATACATTTATTGGGAGATAAGTATTCATATAATGCAATTTCTAATATAAACTTTAATGATCTATCATCTTGTTTTAATTTAGTATTTCCCTTAGTTGCTATTGGTAATAATTTAGTTTCTGGAGAATTCAAAAATTCTTCAATTGTATCTATGATTTCTTGGGGTTTCAATTCTAAATTTTCAGATGAACCTGCGAAATCTTGAGTTAATCTGAATAAATTTACAGGTAACATAAATTTTTCTTCCATTGTTTTAAAATTTATTAATGCTTTCATTTGGATTTCTCTCATTTCTTGTCTATAATTTTTCATTTTATTTATATAAGTAGTATTGAATGCTTTTAATTCTTTGATAGTAATTTTATGTTTCTTTTCAAGTTTTTTCATTTGGTCGTCAGTAAAACCAAAAACAGATTCTAATTTAGAATTATCCATATCCATTATATTTAATTTTATTTCTGTTTGGCTTGTTTGATTGATACCATTTTCACCATAAACGTATTGAATTACTACTCCTCTTGAGTTTCTATTAGTTCCATCGTATTTAATACTTAGGTCTTCTAAGCCCTTGATGAGTTTTCGTTGAAGATACCCAGTCTGAGCTGTATCTCTTACTTGAAGACCATTTGCTAAGCCAAAGTTTAGAGTTGAAGGTATAGTTAAATCATAAACTTTAGGATGTTCTTTTACATCTACTAAATTTATTTCTACAATTGGATCTAATACAACATCATTATGATGTCTAAATTTAAGATGAGATTTAATCCAGTTCTTTTCTTTCATTTTCTTATTTTTATTTTCTTCAATTAAAGTTATCTTATCGGAAAATATCTTAGCCCATTGTGCTGAGATTCTAATTCTATAAGATGGTAAAATATTTTTTGTTCCTAAGTTATTAGATTTAAGTTGAACTTTATATGTTTTACAGAAAATGCCTAATCTTGAACATAACATCGAAATTCCTTCTGTTAATCTTTCAGATGCTGATGTTGAATCTATAGAATTTTTAGTAATACATCCATCACCTGAAAAGTAACCATTTAATAACCCTATAATAAATTCTTCAGGAGCAATGAAAGCTTCAGATGGAACATATTTATGTTCAGCTCCTTGACCAACTAATTTATCTAAGAAATCAGATAATATTCCTGAAAAACCTCTTATACTGTATGATGTACCTCCTATTTTATTTATCTTTTCTTCTTCATCGAACGTAATATTATGCTTATTAAACCAGTTTCTTACAAAATTTTTAATATTTTCATTATTATTGGTTATTCTAGTAGCACAATTATTAGTACAACCTTCAGCTAAGAATAATCCAATAAAAATACCATTTTCTTGATTTAACTCAAATTTATCGGGAATAGTTGTATTTTCTCTACCAGCACTATAAGGATATATACATCCAACTTTAATATTTTCTTGGTTAGATCTTATCTTGCATCTTTGTAATGAAGCTTTCTTAGTGTAAGGTAATGTAAACTCATTTCCATTATGTTTATCCCACCATCCTTTTTCAATATGATAATTACCTTCCATATTTGAATCCATTAATCTAATAGCTTTATAATAATCAGTACCATATAAATATTCAGTTTTTGGTAAATAATCACTTAATTCAATAGTTGTTTTAATTATTGGTGGTCTAGTTAATTCAGAAGTTACAGGTAGATAATCACCTATCTTAATATCGGGCGTTAAAATTTCTTCAAATTCTTTTTTATCCTCTTTCCAAATTAATAATGACTTACTTTCAGTAACAATTACTTTACGACCTCCGTATGTTTTAATTTCATATAATTCTTTACCAGGGTCGTGTCTGGTAATTGCTGTTACTTCACCCCAAGTTACTTTACCATTTTCATTCATTGTTGGGATAAAAATACCAGTTGTATCTAATAATTCCATATCACGGTCTTTGTAATGTTTTACTTTATCTCTTTCATTAGCTAGTCTGTAATCAATCCATTTACCTATTTCAGTATATTTAGGTTTATTATCTTCTATTATTACTATAGGTGTTTCCCAAGTTACTGACTTAATAGCTGTATCTATGAGGCCTTCACGTCCAGCGGTTGTAAAGATAAAAGCTTCATATCCTTTTAATCCGTCTAATAGAGAAGACCTCGTAAAACCACGAGCTTCTGGAGTATCATCATCTTTATGGAAATAAATTAGAGAACGGCCTTCTACTTTCTTCAAGATACGTTTACCCTCAATAGCTTGTTGGCCGATACAAGCCATCATTTGTTGTAAGTTAGTATCAGAACCTTTAGCACCAGATACAACCAAAGCCCAGAAAAAGTTAGAAGCGTTTAGATTTTTCTTAATTGTACCACCAACATCACTTCCTAAAGCGTTTAATTTAGAGTATAAGTCAGCTTCAATAATATGGGGTGAAATTTGGTCAACATCATTTTCATATTGAGTTAAAATATATTTGTTTTCAAGAACAGCATTATCTAGTAATTTCTTAATTTTACTTTCAAACTCTTTTTCTAAGAATGCATCTTTATAACTAATTGTCATACCTCTTTGTAATAAAAAGTTTAGTACTAATTTTTGAACATCATCAATAAATTGTCTTGTTTTATTAGGACCATATTTATCCCATACAAAGTGAATAATAGAGTTTTTAGCTGTTGATAAAGATGATTTATCTAATAAACCAGTTAATAATTCTCCATCTTTAATTTGAAAGTTAATTTCTCCTTTATCATTCTTTTTTACTGTATTAATTCCCTTAGGAATAATATGAGTAAATACTTCTTGACCTGTGTATTCTTTATCTTTATCTATTTGGTCTTTTGTTGTTGAAGAAGTATTTGATAAAATATTAGAAGCATCAGAACCCTTAATCTTGATATCTTTTTGGGTTAATAAGAAAGCTCCTGATAATGCATCTTGTTGGCAACCAATAATTGGGTTAGAATCTTTTACACCAATAATTTGATATTTAACATTTGCGATGCGTTTTAGTTCGTTTCTGGCCTGGATTGATTGGGCCAAATGTATATTCATCTCCATGACATTTCCCGATTTTCATGAGCATTACACTTTTAGAAAATCTTTTTGTGTCTAAAATACAATTATAATTTTAACACATAGGAAACTTACATTCCAACTTTCGCTGGACTATTGGACTATATCTTAAGCTTATACTAAGTAAACTTAGTAAAAACCGACTTCCGTTTAGTCTCTGAACCTTCTCCGTGCCTCTATGAGGTTTAGGAGCTTGGCTGCGGGTATTCGATTTCGCTTTCGCTCATTCTATTCATTTTTACCTCAGACAATATTATTTTTCTCTTTTAATTTTTTTAAAAATTCAAGGGCATTATTATATAATTCTATAACAGAACTTTTATCATTATCATAAAATTGTGTTACAATATTATTTATCTTAACTTCATATTTATAAATTATTTCAGTATCTTTTTTACAAACAGGTCTAATATATTGAGTTAACTCATCTTTTAACAAAATTCCTTTATATTTTTCTAATCTTTGTTTTAGATGTTGTTCTTTCGCTTCTTTTCTTTTTTTCTCTTTTCTAGCATCAGTAGACATTATTACTGATAACCTGTTTTTAATTTTAGTTTTTGTTTCTTCTGAATGTGAATATGGTTTATCATTTTTAACAATAATATCATTATTTTCTATTTTAGCCTCATACATAGCACCTTTTCCACCTTTGGTTAAATTATAACCAGTTGGAAAAAGACTATTATATTTATTGATATTTTTTTGTTCTAAATCATCCAATTCTGGTAATTCACATTCTGTTATTAATTCACATCTAAATTTATCTTTTCCATATTTCCTAATAGCATTATTTAAATATGTACATTGTTTCTTTTTCGTATTATTTAATGCTTCAGATACATGGGAATTAAATCTTTTCATATAGCCAGCAGGTCTATATTTACCGTGATTTTTTATATGTGAATATGTTTGACCAATATATACTTTATTATTTATTGTATTTATAATTTTATAAATGTGCCCTTTGACACCTTCTAAAGTGTCGTAAATTTCTTCGTTACTCATTATTTCTTAATATAATATGTCTTTAAACGCCATTACGCGTCTCCACCAATAATTTTCATCATTGGTTTGGTAGAATAGACTTTACGATGTTCCCGAACAATTTGAAAGTCTTGCTTCTAGTTTTTAAATCTTAAATAATTCTGTAATAACTAGAAACTAGGCGATTATATTTAAAGTGTGTATTACAGTGTTTTCCCTTTTTGGTTTTACACACAACCAAAAAGGCACTCGCCTGTTGGCGACAAGATTCCGATGTTTTAGCATCGACAAAAATCGCCATCAAAATCAGCTCCGTATGGCTTGCAAGCAGACACATTTACTCTAAAAGTATTTGCATCATCTCTATCCAATACGTGAATTTGGTGAGCCATCATAGATGGTTTGTGAAGTGTTGGTTGACGGTTAAAAAGTACATAATCTCCATTAACTGAATGTCTTTCAACAATATCACCTATATTTAATCTAATAGATTTCTTACGATATTTCAAATCAATCTTTTGAGCTTCTGATTTACCGTCTCTATAATTAACTCTTAATACAAAATTAGCACCTGGATATACATCACGACCATTTTTTACTAATGATGTTAAATATTTTATATTATATGGAGTTACTTCTTCAGGAATTGTTAATTCCATAGCAATCTTTTTAGGAACACCTAATTGGTCAATATTAATATAAGGATCAGGAGTAATAACAGAACGTCCAGAAAAGTCAACACGCTTACCCATCAAATTGCTTCTTACACGACCAGCTTTACCTTTAATTCTATCAGAAATACTTTTAGTAGGATTTCCTGTCTTAAATTCAGATCTTGGTAAAGATATTGATTCATTATCAAAAAATGTTGCTACTTGATATTGTAATAAAGTGTGATTAGTATTAGAATAATTTGCAATGTCATTATCTACTGTTTCTTTATTTAATTGAGCTCTTAATCTTTGATTCGCATTAACTATATCTGAAATTTTTAATGTTAATGAATCTTCCATTGTAGATGATGCAAAAAAATCTATTTTAGAGGTTGGACGGATAATTACAGGTGGAACTGGAAATTGCTCAATGATTAAATCTTCTGGTCTTGCTGCTTTAGGATTAAAACCTAATAACAAACAGTCTGTATCTGAAATATTTCTTAAAATATTATAACAATCTCTTGGTGTTAAAACTTCCGTAATTTTTTTTGTTTCTTCTAAAACTTCACCTGTTTTTTCATCTGTAACTGTAGAACCTACTTCTCTTTCTAAAATTAAACTTATAGAAACTTTATTTGCATTTACTTCTTTTCTAATCTTTGGAACTGATGTTCCACAATTCCAACAAAAATTTACATTTTTTGTTAGGTTCTTAATTTCTTTAAATCTAGATTCTGCTCTTTTTATTAATATTTTCTTAAATTGGACATCATTTTTTTCAATTAAAATATTAGAACATTTTGTACAGATACATTGAAGTAAAGTTTTTAAATGATCTAAAAATCCATAGTGAAATACAGGTTCCGCTAAATATATATGACCAAAATGTCCTGGACATTCTATATAATTAAGACCACAAGTTGTGCAATTTAAATACGGGTCACAAGTTCCTAATCTTAAATCTACTAAGCCACCTTTTTTAGGTTCATAATTTTCGTACGCTTCAGGTAAATTAATACCATAAGGGTCAGAACTTACAGCAGAATAGTTCTTAATCTCTTTATTTGTTAAAATATTAAATTCTAATTTACTAATTTTTTTTATATCTTCGGTGTAGTATTTTGATTCAAATGCCATTTATTTAATTAGTATAAATATCTTTATATTAAATTTTTTTAAATCAATTTTTATTTTTGGTTAAAAAAATAATATATATAAAAAAATCTAACTCTAATTAATGAGTTTTGATAATAATTATTATAAGGCAATCGGGGAAGCAATTATTTTCGGTTCTATCCAGTTCTCTATAGGCTCCGTTGAAATGAGTTCTAAATTCTCTGTAATGAATTTTGCTAAAGATCAAGAAACTTTACAAAATGCTGCTTATGCATTAACTGACTATTTAAGAATTGCTTTACTTTGGATTGTTGGTACTTCATTAATTATGTATTCTAATTTTGGAAATATTGGATTAACTACAAATTTAATAGTTAATTTTATCATAGTTGGTTGGATTGTATACAGTTATCACATTTGCTTCTTGAAAGCATCTGAAAAATATAATTTAAAATATCCTTCATTTTTATAAAATAACAATAAAATTTTTATAAATTAACAATAAAATTTTTATAAATTAACAATAAAATTTTTATAAATTAACAATAAAATTTTTATAAAATAACAATAAAATTTTTATAAATTAACAATAAAATTTTTATAAATTAACAA